GCTTCTTTGTATGCGTTAGGTTTTTGAAGTGTATCAATTGTTTTCTTTACTGTTGTAATACGTTCTTTAACAACATCTACATAACCAGCTAAACTTTCTGCCATTACACTTGAGCGACCCATGTAATTTTTAAATTTGCGTAGTTTGTATAGTTCTTCACTTAGGCTTGTAATATGTTTACCAAAATCATCATATGCAGTTCCGCCTTCTGATACGTGTCTTGCCATTGCTCTTGCACCATTAATGTGCTTAAATGGATATCTAAATCTTTCACCTTGTGGACTGTCAATGTATATGCTTTCAACATGTTGACTTCTGCCCGACGGTAAATCTTGGTTTACTGCTTGACTGTGTTTTAGTACAAGTCTTGCTTCGCCAATATTTTGATAGCTAATCTTGCTCGTACCGTATAGTTTTGCTTCGCTCATTATTTCATCTCCAGGACGGTTTGTTGCTAAGAATTTGTAATCACGTTTATCTAGGTTGCTTTTATTAATATTTCTTGTATCAAAATTTAATAATCTTTTCTTTGCAAACATTCTTAATTCTTTTAAAAAATCATACCATTTACTTTTAGTTACTTCATCTTGATTTTCAACTACATCGTTGCTATACATTAATGATATTTTATCGTCTAATAAATTAACACTAATTTTACCTAAATTCTGTTGGCCTTCTTTAAAATCAAAATCAAAGAATCTAGCTTCTTGTGGCTTATTTGTAACCTTGCCTTCACCATCACCAATAGTAACGCTAGGAAAGCGTCCTCTAATTTTGTTGAATAGTTCATCAGCTATGAATGTAAGATCTTTCATGTAAGTATTTATCAATAACTGCTACTAATGAAGATAGGCATTGGTGCCTGATATTCGGGGTCATTTTCTACTGTATTGAATGTATTGTATACACGAGGATCCCAGTCTTTTAGTACAGTCATCATCCTTAATATTAATAGTAACGCACTAACTAAATCATCAGTGCCTCCGGGCTTTGCTTTGAAACTACTACCTGTTGCAATAAATTCTTTAAGTTCAGATATCAATGGCATACTATGTAATTTCATTTTATCATTTTCAATCATAGTTTTTAATCTACTACAAGCACTTACTTTTGTACTGTGCGTAGTATTAAATCCTTTACGAAACTTACGTACATGTCCTTTTCTAATAGGCTCACTTACAAATAAGCCTGGAATATTTTCTTCACCAAAATCGTTTATAACAATTAGTGCAGCTTCGCCAATACTGTTGTTTTCTACAGACCAATATATTCCTTGAGGATTATCAGTTTGATCTGCAATGTAATTACACATGTCAGATAGTATACGTATTTGCCCTGGTATACCTGTTGTGTTATGCCTCCATTCTCCTACTTGTTCATATGTAGGCATTTCTAAAACTTGTATGGCGGCATAGTCGCCACCTGTACCCATTGCAGGATCAAGTGCAATAGCGTATGTACAATCTTTAGATAACTTTTTATACCAGCGTGTTTGTCCCATATTCATAATAGGTGTTGTGCCTGTCATACCTGCTAACTTTATACTGTGTATTAACGTTTCGTCAAATACTAAGAATTCACAACCATACTCTCTGCGGAAACGTTCTTCGCCAATACGTCCAATTTCTTCTTCTTTCCATTCATCATCTCTATCTGGATGTTCATGCCATTCTGCAATAAAAGAATGGAAACCATTTATACCAACTTCTTGTTCGTTGCCGTGTGCATCAAACTTTTCTTCTGCTTGTTTCCAAATTTGTGCAAATGTATCTTCGTCTGAGTTAGGTGTACTAGTAATAATAGCACGACCACCTGTTGCTAGTGTAGGTGATATTGAAGTCCAAAACTCGTCGGCAATATTTGGTTGCACAAATGCAAACTCATCACAATATAGTAATGATATGGACATACCACGTCCTGTGTTGCCTGTTGTTGTTGCACTAACAATACGTGATCCATTTTCAAATTCAATACTACCTTTGTTGTAGTTTGTTACACCTGCACGTATAAAATCAGGACACATTTCGTAAACATATCTAATACGTTGCATAATTTCTTGTGCGCCTGTATACTTGTGAGCTGCAATAAGAATAGTTTGATCTGGATTAAACATGGCATACCATGCAAGGTATATTGCTGCACAAGTAGTTTTACCTGTCTGTCTAGGCATCATATTAATGTTAAATCTATAACTGTGGTAACTATGCATCAAACGTAGTTGATATTCGTAAGGAGCAAACAACAATTTTCCTTGTACAGGATGTTGTATGAATGCAAACTTGCGAGCAAAATAAAGGTACCCTTCTTTAGGATCCATACATTGTTGTAAGTCCTGGATTTGCTCTTCTGTAAAAGTTTCTTGCTTATTCGCCTTTTTAATTAAGACGCCATCTAATGAAGTTGCCATATCAATATTTATTCAAAAAAATAGCGCCTCTCGACGCTATTGATTTTCCTGGGGGATAATTATTTTGATAATTTTTCTTGTAATGCTTTATACAACTGCTGCTTAATTGATGTTTCTAATGCTACAGCAGGATCTTTAACACGTATTGCACCTTGTGGCTTAGGTCTATGTATTCCACCACTTGCATCTTTTGTAATTGATTGAGTTGTGCCATACTCTTCTTCGTCTCTATATCCGTCTGGAGTATTTTCCCATTCTTCAATATTTTCTTCGCCCATACCGCATGGTGAATCATCACTTGGTGGTTCCATCATTTTAATTTTTGAAACCATGTCGTCATGTTTATCCATAGGTGGTTCGTCCATCATACTACTTACAGGTGCTGCATTAGGCATACCTGCGTTTTTAAGCATACTCAATAATTCAGCAACTTCTGCTGAATTGTTTCCATTCATAGAAATATTCATTGATGCTTCTTTAATTGCTTTTTTATTCATATTGTTATCCTTGCTGGTTGTGACTATGCCTGGATCGCCTGCTGTTGGTGCAGCTCTATCCGCGCCTTGATTTTTTGGTGGCGTAGCTTGTGTTTTGTTCTTGTCAACAATCTTAGAACCTTTTTTAGTTTTTGCATATGCTTGTAAATTTGCTGGTTCACCGTATCCGTGTATAACTGTACCATTTGCTTGAGGAATTACAATGTATGGTGATGGATATTTTTTCTTCATTTGTGCTACGTTAAAGTTTGCTGCACTAGTACCGCTTTGAATATATAATTCTTTTGATACTTTTGCTGGAGCTGCCGCTGGGTCCTTTGTCATTTGTGACTGAGCTGCCGCTTGTGCATCAGCATTTGTATCTGCTGGAGCTGTCGCATCGCCACCTTGTGTTGCAGCTGCTGTTGCATCTGCTGGTCCGTCAACACCTTGTGCCGCTCCTGCTCCTGCTGCTTTTTCAGCATCAGTTGCACCACCTGCTGGTGCTGCTGGTTGTGCTGGATTAGTTTGTATTGCTTTGTTTACTGCATCTACATATTTTTGGTATTCTGCTCCATTGGCTTGTGCCCAGGCAGTGCCACCTAATTTATTTAATAAGTCGCCTAGTTGTTTAATTTGTTCTTCAGTAGCTTCATATAATAATGACTCAGCTAATTTCATAGCACCACGCATTGAAGTAATTTCATCTTGATCTGCACTAGTTGCAACAATTTCAGGATCGCCACCTGCTACTTGTGTAGGATTAATTTGTTGTAATAAGTTGTTGAGTGCATCAATTGTTTTTTGTGTTTCAGGATCTGGTCCTGCTGGTGCTTGTGCTGTTGCAGTGTTACCGGCTAATGCCGCAAGTGTTTCTTTACCTGCTGCTCCGTCAACTGTTAAACCTTTTGATTTTTGAAAATCTTGTACAGCTTTGAATGTTCCGTTACCGTACTTACCGTCAACACCGTTAGGATCAAATCCTGCATCTAATAAATCTTGTTGTAACTTCTTAATTTCAGGCATTGCTTTTTTGCCGCCGTCTTGATATTGTTTCATTAAACTTCTTGTATCTTCAGGTTCAGTTGTTGCACTTGCTGGTGTTACTGCCTGGCCTCCTGCCACTCCATCAACTCCTTGTGTTGCGGCCGCTGTTGCGTCAGCTGCTCCATCAACTCCTTGAGTTGCGGCATCTGCTCCACCACCTGCAGGGGCTGTTGTGCCTCCCATGCTTCCTGGTTTTGCTACTTTGCCTGTTCTTGCATTATTTCTACCTGATTTTTGTTCGACAGCGTCAGCTTGCTTTTTATCAACAATTTTTTCAGCTTCATCAGATGTAATACCTAGTGCATTTTTTAAATAATTAACTGCATCGTCAAACAAACCTTCTTGTATTTCTGCGTCACGTTTTTCTTGTAATGCTCTTGTTTCTGTTCCGTATGCGTCAGCTGTTTTTATATAATCTTTTATATTCATTTTTTGCTCCCTACAGGGCTTGTGTTGTTAGGTGTGTCGTCTATATCTTTGGACTCTCCTGCTGGGACACCTTCCATGTGGTTAACATCTTTTTCTTTGCGGACACCTTCTAATTCTTTTAGTAGGTCCATTACTCTATTGCCTGCAACACTGTCTTGAGCACTTTCTCCGCCCATATCTTCAGTACCTAATACTGCTTCGTATGGTTTGTCTTCTGTTGGCATTTGTTGTTGTTCAACAGGATCAAACTCTCCTCGTACAACAATATGCGAATGTGGAACAGTACAGTTATCAACTAGGTATTTTTCTAAGTGATGTGATGTAGTAGGATATTTTAATTCTGCTTCATAATGTGTAACTTCGCAGTTACTAAGTTGTGGAAAATCTAATGGTTTTTCTGATATTGGAGTTCTTTTCCCTGCGCTTACGTTCACTAAGTCAAAACGTCCTAAGTTTGTTTCCATACGATCTTCAAATCCTTCTGGTACCTCACCAGCAACTCTAATTGTGAATTTGTATGTTTTTTGAGCTTCTGTCAAAAATTGTGTAAAATTTTTCATAACTGTATTCCTATACTATTACTATTTATCTAGATTCTTTAGTTTCTCTAATAAACTATTACGGTCTGTGACTAATACGCCTTCGCCCTGCACAATACTGCCGTCAGCACCGGAATCTTTGTCTGCTTTTTCTTTCTTTAATTGTAGCTCTACCATCTTTAATTTTTTGTCAAGTTTTGCTACTTTTGCATCTAATGATGTCTTTAACATGCCTCCTGCTACTTCAAAAACCCTACCACTGTAACGACTTTCTACATTCATGCCAAGATCCATTAGATCTTCATAACTTTGTAAGGCACGTTCTGCTATGTCATTAAGCTCACTATCGGCTTTTTCACCTAATCCTTTAACACTAGGTAGAGCAGAAGCAATTTTGTCAAACTCAGCAATATCTCTTATTGTTTCGTTATGCTCAACAACTGCTTGTTGCTTTTTATCTTTGATATCTGCGTCTATAATTTCTTTTGACTCAGGTAAGTTTAAAAGTTCTTCTAATTTTTTTGTCATGATTACACCATAATATACTGTTATTATTTATCCAAGTCATAATCGTACAAAAAAATATCTGTTTTATACATTTATCATCGCCCGCCGTTATGAAAGATATCCTGTTCGGTGACAACTCTAAAAACTATTTTATTTTGTTTACAATATGCAGTAGCCGCTTCCCACTTTGCTTGATTAATAATATAATGGGCTTGATTGTGTTTTGATCTACCTAATCTCTCTTTAATTGCTTGATTGCTAGGTTTAACTTCTATAAGCTCAGCGTGTTGCTTGCCTTTTGCATCAGTATATGCAATAAAAAAATCAGGAACATAAATTGTATATTTTCCTGTTAAAGGATTTCTATATGGAATTTTAATTGCTTCACTTGCCCATTTAGAAATGTTTTCGTTTGAATCACAAAATCTCATAAAAGCAAATTCCCACCCACTTCTATAAGTAGGCGTTTTATTTCCTATATATTTTTCAGGAAATTTTGGTACGAATTTTCCTTGGGCAAACTTAGCCATTAGAGTATGATATTTCTTTTTTCTGTTTTGTTAGCAGTGTTTTTTACTTTATATCCTAGTGTACTAGTAGCTAATCTATTATAGTTTAAGATTTCAGTTACAACAGCACTAAGCTGAACACTCTCTAATCCTTGGAGTGTGTCTAGTAATTCAAATACTTTTACTCCGTCTATTTTAGCTTGTTGTAGTAGAACACCTGCTGTGCTAATGGATGCATTTTTATCAAATCCCCTTTTGTCAAAAAACGCAATAACTGCATCTACTTCATTAGAAGGATAACTTAATTTTTTATTGAAGTATTGATCAAAGAATTGATTTACTTTTCCATCTGTGGTTTTTGGTTGTGATGGTAGACTAGACATGTTATCTTCCTAATACAGTTTGGTTAAGAGTTTCAAGTGCAGTGTCAGGTAAATTAGCATATGCTGCAGACCTACCATTTACACCCGATCCACCATTATTTAAGTAATCTTTTGTAAACTCGTTCTTCATTGCGGATGTCGCTGCGGCAGCATTATTTGCTACACTATTTGCTTGTGCAGTTCTACTTATTGCAGATAGTCCGGCTACTGCTACTGTTGCTAATGCAATATCTTTTGCACCACCCGAGCCTCCGTTCTTAGGAAAGAATGTATTCGCTACGCCACTTACATCAATACCTGCTGTCCTACCAATAGCATCTGTAAGTGCATTGAATCCTGCTTGTCGTATTCCGTCTGATGATAAATTTCTTATATTTCCAATCAAGTTTGCTGGTGCTAATCCGGCTTGTAATGGATTAGTAAAGTTTTCACCTCTTGCAATGTATCCATATAAATCTAGGGCGCCACCAAACACACCTCCTAAACCTAGTTGTCCTCCACCTTGTAAACTAATTGGACTTGGAGTTACATCGTAGTGTGTGTTTCCAAAACCTGTAGGAGCATTTATGCCACCTTCTGATATAGAACCTTGATCGTAAAACACTGCTTCGTAAGCAACTGTAATACTATTTTCCATTGTGCCTGAGCCATCAGATGAGTTTACTGTATCGTGTGCCCAATTAGTAAGTATTGGGTTTACTAGTGTGTATGTTAAATATTCTTTTTTACTTAATTGTGATATCTTAATACTTCTAAAAAATGGTCTACCTGGATTGTTGTTATCCATACCAAATTTATATTTGTTCCTAGCAGGTCCTTCGTAAGTGCTATCAGGAGTTTTTGCATACGCTCTTCCATTGTCTAGATACTGATTGCCGTCAGCAAAGTAATATCTATAGTATGCTTGTATCATTGCAGTAGTTAAACTTGCATTGTCATCGTGGAATGTAATGTTCACAGGATCATAAGCAATACCTGTTTGTACATTTTTATTTCTGTTATATTTTTTTACTACAGAAGTTTGTGCAGTATACTTAGGTAAGTCTGCTGTTTTTACTAACATGCCAACTTCTGTTCTTTGCTTTTGACTAAAAGATGGTAATATACCTGCAGCTACAGGATCTATTTCAAAAAATACATGATAAAGGAATTTAGTTTTAGGTGCAAGACGTTGATCCCCATCTGTAAATAGTCTTGCGGCATGTTGCCAATCGCCTAAATTACCTTTGGGATTCAAAGCACCTTGTGCTACATTATCTAAAAAACTCGTGAACTTGCTCATACAAATATTTATCCTTATAAGTTATGTGCGTAGATAATAAAAAAGGGGAGTGTTAAACTCCCCTTTGAATAGTTTGAGCAGATTATTTAAAGTTATTAACCGCCGCCAGTTACTAAAGTACCTGCCGAACGACCAACTGCCGTTCCAACGCCAGTTCCTTGTGGTGACTGTATTGCGTTGTCGTAACGTATTGAAAGTGTAACACTTACAGGATCAGTTGAGTTACTGTATGCTAAACTATTGTAGTTAGCACTTTCACAGTAACATCCGTATAGTTCGAATGTTTCTAATACTGTTGGTGTGTTAGCACCGTTACCACCGTCTAAGATTTCAATACGTGTTGTAAATTTGTAATCTTGTCCAGATGCTGCACTTGACTGTTCGTAGAAATCGAATTGTTTCTGTAGCTGTTCGCCAACAAGTTTTTGAACGTTGTTGTTAACATCTTCACGTAAGTTAAGTGTAATTGGTTCCCAACTGTGTTTACCAGCAAGGTAAACTCTTGAGTTGTAAACGTCGATAGTCATTTGTTCAAAACTTACATTTGGTCGAGTTACATCTATAACTTGTTTTGTAAGTTCTGTACTTGGTGTTGATACTCCAAAATTTTCAAGACTCACTCTAAAGCGGTATTGTAGTTTTGGCATCAACAAGCCCTGATTGCTTGCGGAATCGCCGCTCGCTAAAGGGACTGTAATTTTTGAAAGTGTTGATATTGCCATAATCTGCTCCTAATCTAAAAGTATTTATCCAATTATAGTCCTGCTATTTCGCCGGTATTTTTGAGTCTTAATGGAATGTAAATAAATTCAACTGCTTTTACAGGCTCAATAGCAATGTCTAAGTATAGTTCATTTCTATCAATCCTAGCAGGTGTGTTATTACTTTCATCACATACAACTAAGAAGTCATACAATGCTCTTTGTCCCACAAGCTCAAGCATTAAGCTCTCTGCTGCTTGTTTGATTTCATCACGTGTGATCTTATCATTTGGTTCAAAGATGTAAGGCTTAGCAAGTTGATTAAGCTGACTACGTAAGTAGATAACCAAACGTGACACGTTAATTCTATCTAAAGAACTAGCGCCTCTTGCACGAGTTTTCTGTCCAAAGTTAACAAGTCCAGCACCTGTAATAAACGTAATTGGGTTTATGTTGTTGCTGTAAAGTGTATCTCTTTGTCCTTCATTTAGTGCTACTGCATTAAATTCGCCTTCGTTGTTAATGTAACCTGTTGAACTTGCGTTTGTAATTCCGCCACGTCTTGTACCTGCTGGTGCAAACCATGGATAGCTAACTTGGTCACTTAGTGCAATAGTTCTTAGCATCATGTGTGAAGCTGGAACTACAACATTGTTACCAAAGTTGTCGCTTGTAAATCCTGCAGGATAAAATACACCTAAGTATTCATCTCTACTTACAAGTCCTCTGTCATTATCTTCAACTGCCGCATTAACGTTAGTTGCCCATTCATTTAATGAAGTTGCATCTGGTGTTAAACGGAATGGTGAATCACCTAAAATAAATGCTGTTAAGCCTCTATCATAGTTTAGACTAATCATTTCGCCTATTAGTTCTGAATAACCTGGACATGCCATTAAGTTAAACAATCTTGATTCATCATCTCTAATGTCATCATTACTGTTTACTACCGCTTGCATTGCTTGTACAATTACTTTGCGTTGTGCTTTACGTCCAAAGCTACCTGAACCATCTTCTTGGTTTCCTGATTCTGTTACCCAACGATGTTCGTAATAGTTTTCCATTGATTCATCACTATTTCTGCCGTTGTCTGCAGATGTGTCAATGTAGTTACGAACAAATTTCTTAACATTAAATCCAGAACGTCTCAAGTTCCATAACAACATACCTTTTGGATATAGTGCTGGATCTGGAGCATCTGGGTCTAAGTAGTTACTTGTTAACAAAGTAGCAATCTCGCCTTCTTCGTTACTATTTGCGCCTGCTGTGTTATAACGTGCATCTGCAAATAATATACCGTCTTCAGTTGTTTGATCTGCTTTGTCTCTAAGTTCCCATCTGTTTGCTGCTGGAGTATTTGTTAAGTTATTATTGTACACATAAATTTGTGGATAGTTTTCTAAATCACTTGTGTCAATCCAAATATCACCAGTTACTAGTGCAGTTCCATCACTTTGTAGTGTTGGTTTAGTTGCACTTACAATTGGTCCTGCAGGGTCGGTTTTCTTAGTGTCATCAGCATCATAGTATGGTGATGAACTGTCTAAGTAGCCTACCCAAGATGTTCCGTTGTGTACTAGCATGTCTACTTCGTCAACAACTGAATTGTACCATAGTTGGCCATCTGTTGCTAATGCACTAGGTGCATTGTCTGAAGCAGTATAAAATGCAGTACCTGTGTCGCTAACTGCTTTCCATAAACTTGCTCTAAGTTGATTTGGATTTGTGTCACCGTTAGTTCCTGGCTCGTAGTACAAGTTAGGTGTACCACTGCTTGAACTTACAAAT